CAAGCGTCATACCAATTTCGCCATGGAGACTGTTCAGCAAGTAGTTAACGGTGCTGGTGGTAACGGCGGAGTTTTTAGCGTGACTCTGTCACGGAGTGGGGATCTGGTCGGTGATATGTTTGTTACACTGACGCCAGTCATTAGCTCAGCCTCCCAGCTCACTTCAACCAACTCGAATAGTGACATGTGCTGGGTCGCTGAACGTGCATTCGACAATATACAGCTGTTTATTGGCGGCCAGCTCATCGACAAGCACTACCAGCTCTGGTTCCGCCTGTACTCGGAAGTATTCATGAACGACACCAAAAAGATGCAGTACGGCCGCATGACCTCTGCTCCAGTTGCCCTGAACACGAGTGCTGTATCCAGTCTGGCTAAAGTGTACCTACCTTTGATTTTTTTCTTTAACCGCAACCCAGGCCTTTACCTGCCCCTTATTGCCCTACAATACCACGAGGTCCGCCTAGACTTCCAACTGACTCCCTACTTCTCCAACTACTTCGGAACAAATCCTATTGAGGTTTGGGCCAATTACATGTATCTCGAGGAGGCTGAACGGGGTCGCTTCTCTAAGAACAACCATGAGTACCTTATAGAGCAGGTCCAGCACGTCACAGGCGACATTGTTAATGGAACAAATGAGAACTCTCCAGCCGTTATTCGGCTCCAGTATAACCACCCAGTCAAGGAACTCGTCTGGTGCTACCAGAACCAGAATACTACAGTCAACCTGAATTCCATGTGGAACTTTACTTCGAGCGTATCGAACGTGAATGTGACCGTCGATCCTGCCAAGATAGCTGGTTCATACACCCCCTTCGTCCCGAACCACGTGGGCGCCCCTATGCTCTACATGCAGAGCCCATTTGTTTCACCCCTATATGTGACGACGACGACTGGAACTGGTATTCTGTCGGGGTCTACTCCGGCCGGGGCGGCCCTCGTGGCTGGTTCCTCCATCGCTGTCCAGTCGAACGTCATCTCAGGCAACGTCTTCTGGGTCGAGTCGGGTCTGTCGAACTTGTCTTCCAACGTCACTTTCGGCTACGAGGTCGGTCCTCTCCATAAGGCCAAGTTTCTGCTCAACGGTACGGAGCGCGCGGCTGAGCAGTTCGGCAAGTACTACAACCAGTACCAGCCGTACAAATACCACGCCGGAAACCCCAGTCCAGGCATTTATGTTTACTCATTTGCCCTCAAGCCTGAGGAACTCCAGCCGAGCGGTGCATGCAACTTTAGCCGTATAGACATCTCCCAGATTGCTACCAGTCTCAAGACGGGTATGCCGACTAACCTGCTTCAGAAGATGTTTGCGGTCAATTACAATATTCTCAGGATTGCGTCAGGTCTTGGCGGTCTCGCATTCTCGAACTGAATTATTTTCTCGGGTAATAGTACAAAATGGCCGGTGGACTTATGCAGCTCGTTGCTTACGGTGCTCAGGATGTGTATCTCACGGGTCAGCCCAAGGTGACCTTCTTCCAGGCGGTGTACAAGCGCCACACCAACTTTGCGATGGAGAATATCCAGCAGACGGTGAACGGTACCGCGACCAACAACGGTCGCGTGTCGGTCACCATTGCCCGCAATGGTGACCTGGTCGGTAACATGTATGTTTCTCTCCCGGTTCCTGCGTCCGTCGCCGCCACGGTCATCCAGACCTCCACCGGTGGGGTCAGCGCTTTCGATGCTTGCTGGATGGCTGAGCGCGCCGTGGCGGCCGTCGAGCTGACTATCGGTGGTCAGCGCATCGATAAGCACTATCAGACCTGGTTCCGTCTGTACGCCGAGGTGTTCCTGGGCGAGTCTGACAAGATTAACTATGGAAAGCTGACCTCCATGGCGAATCCCATACCCAACGACACCAACAAGTCATACGTGTACCTGCCCCTGCTATTCTTCTTCAACCGCAACCCGGGTCTATACCTGCCCCTGATTGCCCTGCAGTATCACGAGGTCCGCCTTGACTTCGACCTGACCAGCTACATCACGAGTTACTTCGGCACCACCCCGACATTCGAGGTGTGGGCCAACTACGTGTACCTCGACACGGAGGAGCGCCGCCGCTTCGCCCAGAAGGGACACGAGTACCTGATCGAGCAGGTCCAGCACACTGGCGGTGACTCCATCACTGGGGCGACGCCGACCATCCGCCTATCCTTCAACCACCCAGTAAAGGAACTCATCTGGTGCTACCAGAACGGCGCGGCTGACAAGACCTCCAATCTGAACGCCATGTGGAACTTTACCTCCAACACCGGAAATGTGAACGTTACCTGCAATGTTCAGCCATTGGTGCTTGGCTCGTGCCTCCCCCACCTCATCGGAGCCCCCCAGCTTTACTGCAATACTGGCGCCTATATTGGTCAGACTGTTGTCAGCAACGTCTTCTGGGTCGAGGAGGGCACTAACAACGGCAGCGCAGGGACGATATGCGAGACGGGACCCATGAAAGACTTCAAGCTAGTCCTCAACGGCCAGGATCGTTTCAAGGAGCAGCAGGGCAAGTACTTCAACCAGTACCAGCCCTATGTTTACCACACGGGCACGCCCTACCCAGGCATATACGTGTACTCTTTCGCTCTGCAGCCGGAGGAGCATCAGCCGACTGGCACGTGCAACTTCTCTCGTATTGATAATGCTCAGGTGGCTATTAGCATGAAGCAGTACAACCCAAGCAACCTGCAGAAGATGTTTGCCGTCAACTACAATATCCTGCGTATCCAGTCTGGTATGGGCGGTCTTGCATTCTCCAACTAGAAAAACAAAAATATGGAGCAAAGCTCAAGGCCTTTCGGCCACAAGATACTTTCCGGTATCCTGTGTCTGGATTCAAATTGGTGAAAAGCTCATGCTCTTCAGCGATTCAAAATAAGAACCTTTAATCAGGTCCGAAGGAGCTGTTCCTTTAGAGGGGCGCAAGTTATGGGGGACCGCGCATCTTGTAAAATACGAGGGATAGTGCGCCCATCGCAAATATAATTGCGAAAAAGCCCTGACCCTTGTACTGTGGAGGGTTATTTCGAGACTCGAGTCCATTTGTTATGGAAAGCAAAGCCAGTAGCACAACCAGGACCACAAGAAAGGGTGTGTTAAGGTTTGCCATATATTATTAGTTAGCAAAATTATATGGAGGCTCTTATCGATAACCATGACCTCAGAGGAGGGGAGCTGATGGCTGCCCTGAGAAGTCTGCTTGGACCAGAGACTGATATCGCGACTCTGCTAGACGCAGCCAGGTCAGTGAATACTCAGAGATATATTGCAATGATAAAGGTTCTCAATTTTGAAACGATATTCGATATGATCGACCATGTAGCAAATATCTGGAAGCTAAACATCGATGATATTGAAGAGGTCCTCAAGTACATGGCCAGAGAGGACCCGCAGGTCCAAGCGGTTCTGGATGCTGGTCTGACAAATTCAGTTTTAAAATTCATAACAAAGGAGCAGCCTGGGTGCTGCGGGTTCATATGGGGGCGTAACCGGAATTAACGGGAGGCGCTGCGACCCCCATCTCGTAGTACAGGTAAAAAAGATACAGACCCACGAGGACCATTGTCGCGGCGCGAAAGTTTAGAGACCACACGCCCCGCTTGACCGGGTCAAGAAACTCCTGAATACCGAAGAGGAGCAGGCTCATCGCCATAATGAGCAGAAGTACAGCGTCAGCCATTTATGTTTGTGGATATTTTTTTGGAGCGCGTGAGGACCTGGCTACTTTTATCAGACCCTAGACTAGTATGAACTTCGCATATATTGACGGGATGTCACTACTAGACCAGATACTCAGGCCCCCGCCTGATCCCATATCACCTGTCCCATGGGAACCCGATGCAGAATGGCTTGAATTTGAGCGCGAGCTCGGAAGGTTCAAAGCGGTGTTCAACAAGCAACGCAGTGAGACTCAGAAGGCGCTGGCTGAACTTAACGAAAGGAAAGAAGAAACAGCTGTTCTCGCGATGATGGTAGATAATGTCAAATCTCCTGGCTTAAAGGCCAGCCTCATGAGTCTTCTAGACAAGAACGAGACCGACGAAGGCGCCATTGCCTTGGGTCAACAATGTGGGGAGGGTTTAGGTAAGCTCGAGGCGATGCGGAAGATTCTGAAGGATACGGAAGTTGAAAGGTACGCCAAATTTACATGTTTCATTTGTCAAGACAGACTTATTGACCTCTTCATCGACCCATGTGGACACGTCGTCTGCGACATGTGTTGGATACGCACGCGCGACAAGGAGACGTGCCCGGGATGCAGGACAAGAATTACAGGTGCGAAGAAGGTGTTCAATATGTAATAGAACCGAGTCCACATGGCTCGTGACCCACAGTTAGAGTTCCTGTAACTCAGTTGGTTAGAGTGCCAGTCTTATGAGCTGGACGTCGCGGGTTCGAGCCCCGCCAGGAACATGGACCTGAGCAAGTCCCTAAACTACTCGCGTGGCAAAAAGCTTCGCGTTTGCCTGACTTTGGCGCAGTGGTAGCGCATCGGACTGTAGGAGGGACTCCGTCCCGACTTGGAGCTTTCCGCTGGTCGTGTGTTCGAATCACACAAGTCAGAGGGGGTAGGCTCTCTCTCTTCGGAAAACAGGCCTCGAGGGGGTGCCACCTCGTTAAAAACGGCTTGGGAGGGAGATAGAACTGCAGCTATCTCCAGGACTGGGCATCCCGTCCCATTCTG